AGAAGAAAAATGAGTGCAAATACAGCATTATTAAATTTAAAGCAATATAATACAGATATAAAGCCATTAACAATGTTAGAATTAGCTTTTGTATCAGCTTATATAGCTAATGGCGGTAATGGTACTCAGGCTTGTATAGAAGCTGGAATGAAATGTAAGTCCCCAGCAGCGTATGCAAAACGTGCGAGCGACCTTCTCAGACAAGAGAATGTCAACCAAGAACTCCAAGCAAGATTACAAGCAATCGAAGACGCAAAAACAGCGAAACCCGCAGAGATACTGCAATTCTACACATCAGTAATGCGAGGAGAAGTATTAGACCAATTCGGAATAGAAGCATCTCTTGACACTCGCATTAAGGCAGCGAATGAGTTAGCTAAACATCAAATAGAGTTACCGATGAAGTTAGAGCAAAAGAATTTGTCTAACAATATTGGTAGCATTACCCTTAATTTCCTTCCAAGAACTGAGATTGAGGTTGGTAATTCTGACGAATAAGTATAGGTTTTACCCCTAAGCGAAGACAACATTCTTGGAAGAAAATTGTGCAAGGTGCACAAAAATCCGGGTTTTTCTTGGAAGCGAGAGGGAATTTCTGTTTCTGAGAAGGCACCAATTCAGAAATTCTTCCAAGCAATTCAGAAAAAGTGGTCTGTCGAGAATTTACTATAATATATATACGCACGTAAAAAATTCTGAAAAAAGTTTTGCAGAAAGTGTTGACAAATATATTAGATTATGGTATATTATAATCACGATAACGAAATGAGTTATCACAACACACCAACAAACACACAAAGGAGAAAAAATTATGGCAAACACAACTAAGAAGACAGCAACCACCAAGACCGTAGAAACAAAGAAAGTCGAGACCAAAAAGTCAGTAGCAAAGACCGCAGCAAAGACCGAAGTCAAGGCAATCGAGACCAAGAAAGTTGAGACCAAGAATGTCAATAAGGTCAACATCACCATGGACGAAGTCGAGAAGATGTTCACCGAGGCCGGCATCGGTTTCAAGCATAACAATTGCAATTACAGAATCATCACCGGAGGTTCTTCACTCAATGTGCATAAGAAGGAGTTCGCATTCTATATGACCGATGCCGATTTCGATAAAGTTAAGACACTCAAGGCGACAGATATCAAGTGTACCGAGGGAGGAAATAAACAGGATAAGGCGAGACCTAATTCAGTTTTCTTCACCACCGTTGAGACCTTGAAGATGGTTATTGGTGCAATAGCACCGAAGAAGTTAGCAACCGCATAACCAGGTTGGTGTGTTACTCATAGTGGGCGAAAGGGACACAGAAATGTGTCCTTTTCGTTTGCAATTTTTTCTAACAAAGATTTGTCTAACGAGGGTTATATCTTCTTCTACTTCTAAGCAGACACCCCGCTCACCTTTCGACTACTCAAATTTGAGTAGTCGGTTTCTTGGAAGAAAGTTAAATGCTTGGAAGCATCAAAAATGATGAGTCGCTTGGAAGGAAAAAATTGTGAAAAATGCTATCTGGAAAGTACAAAAGATTTGTTCAGAAAAGTCTTTCACAATGCGTTAGAATATGATATAATGTTTATAGTGGTAATGAACCACAACACATAACACACCCTAAAGGAGGAAGACATTATGAACGAATTAGAAATGAGCTACTATGAAATGTATGAGGCAGACAACGGTTTCGATGCTGAACAGTATCAAGAAGCTTACAATGAAAACAAGGAGGCAGACGATTATGAATGACGGATTTGAATATATCGAGACGGTTCAATATAGTACTACCGGCAGGGTTTCACTTTTCAAAATCAACGATGAGTTTTATCGTATCTGGCATTATACTGATAGTGATGTGAAGTACTTACAGAAGATTGATCTTGATACTGATGATGTGGAAGAAATTTGTGAGTTTCATTAAACAAGTACCACCGGCAGAAATGTCGGTGGTATTTTTTTGTCTAACAATTGTCTAACAAGCAATCTCCGATGCTGGTTCTTAGCAGACTTCCGCCAAGAAAATTGTCTAACGTAGAAATTGTCTAACGAGGGCTGGCTATTTTTCTGCTGCTGGTTCTTGGAAGGTTTTCTCCCAGCGAGATTGTTAAAAATTTAACGTTAAAAATTTCACAAACTTTGTGAAAAAATTAACAAGTGTGTTAAAAAATTAACGTTAAAATTTTAACAAACTTTGCTTGTGAAATTTTTGACAAGCATGTTAATTTTTTCACAATCCCAAGCAGCATGTTAATTTTTTAACAAGCAAAGTTTGTTAAAATTTTAACAAGCAACCGACTTTGTGAAAATTTTAACAAGCATGTTAATTTTTTCACAATTCTTGGAAGCATTGTTAAAATTTTAACAAGTTTGTGAAAAAATTAACAAGCATACGACTTTGTTAAAATTTTAACAATCCAAGCAGGTTTGTTAAAAAATTATCAAGCAGGGAACGGCTGTTCATGTTTCACGTGAAACATATTTCCGACCTTGGAAGGTACCCACAATGTTTCACGTGAAACACCTTCTGAGACCGTGTTTTTGATGATCTGCCCAGGTTGTAAAACCTGCACAAAATCTTGGGTAAAACCTTGTGAACTATTTTCTTTGGAAAAACTTTACAACCTATAAACATTGTGATATATTATTATTGTAAGTAAATGATACTTACATACTACAAACCCACTATATATGGAGGAAATCACTATGAAGAACACCACAAAGACCACAGCAGTAGCAATCACCAAGAAGGCAGTAGCAACCACAAAGAAGGCACCCGTCGTTAACGCCAGCAAGTATGACAAGGTCCTGGACATGGAAGCCCTCAAGTCATTAGCCCATGATAACAAGGTATGCTTCCTCGCAAGTGATAACAAGTCCACAGTGTATCGCATCTTTAATGGCAAGTCCTCAATCGTTATTCAGAAGACACAGTACAAGGCATACCTCACTCCCGTTGACTTTGAAAACATACGTGGCAACAAGTCGTTTGAGGTCGTGGAGAATGGCAACAAGGTCGATGGCGTAAGACCTCACGTGGCAATCATTAAGCCGGAGCGCATAGGCGATTTTATGAAGGTCATGGCGCTCAACTCAAAAAATCATATGCAATAAGCCAGCAACAAAAGTTTTAGGGGGTACACACCGTACCCCCACTTTTTTGACCTTTCTTCGCTGTCTATCCAAATCCTTATTTCTGAAAAAATTTACTTAACTGTAGGTAGGTCAATCTTATTTCTGAAAATTTCTATACCATTGTAGGTAACTCTATCTCGGTTCTTAATGTCGCTATCCTCGCTATCTCGCCAAATCTACATATCTGGTTTTTTCTATATATTGTTTCCCACTCTTTTCATTTATTCTTCATTATGATATAATCTATAAAAGGAGGCAGCTATGCTTACAATTGATTTAAGTCCCAATGATTTATGGATTAAGAAATTTGATGATGTGTTTCAGGCAATTATGCAACACAAATATACAAATTTCATATTTCCGGGAGGAAGAGGCTCAACTAAGTCTTCATTTATAGGTGGTAGGATAATACCATTACTCATTATAGCTAATCCGAATTGTCATGCTGCTATATTTAGAAAAGTGGGCAATACGTTAAAGACCAGCGTATATGCACAAATACAATGGGGCATTTTAGACCTCGGCTTACAAGATTATTTCACTTTTCACGTTAATCCACTTGAAATTATATATAACCCCACAGGGCAGAAGATAGTATTTTTAGGACTTGATGACCCGGGCAAAGTCAAATCCATAAAGCTTCCATTTGGCTATATTGCGATTACATGGTGGGAGGAGCTTGACCAATTTGGTGGCGAAGCTGAAATTCGTAAAGCAATGCAATCGACAATGAGAGGCGGGCCCATTTATTGGAATTTTATGAGTTACAACCCTCCCATTTCGGTTAATAATTGGGCTAATGAATATACAGAGGATTGCGAGAGAAATAGGCAAAAAGACACGTTGGTTGTTAGGACAACGTATTTGGACGTACCGAGACAATGGCTTGGTGAAGCGTTCATTGAGGAAGCTGAATATTTACAGGAAACTAATCCAAGAGCTTATGAAAATGAGTATATGGGCATTCCTGTCGGTACAGGAGGAAATGTATTTGACAATGTAGAACACATGGATATGCCGGATTCGCTTATTGCTACTTTCGATACCATATACAATGGTCTGGATTGGGGCTTTGCTAATGACCCTAATGCATACAATAAAATGTATTATGACAAAGCAAGGCAAGACTTGTACATATATGGTGAACATACAGCAAAACATGAAAGCAATAAACAACTTTTTGAAGTATTGTATGAAGAGCCACACCTCAAAAAACGTGTTTTCAAAGTTGTAGACGGTAAAGAAGTTGTTGAATATGTAGATGCACCGTTCATGGAAATGAATGAACTCATTACAGCTGATAGTGCTGAGCCTAAATCGAT